GAGTTAGCAGCGTATGATCTAAACATCAATGTGCAGGCACAAAGTTAGGACATAAAACATGGCATACGTTATTGCATCACCAAGATTGGGCACAGTAGGCGATACCTATGAGCCTGCCGATGGTGTCAACATTGAGGCGTTGATTGAGGGTGGCTTTATCAAATCCACCAGCAAGAGCACAAAATCTGATAAACCTATTAAAGACACCAACGAGGAGTAACCCACATGGCCACCAGCACTTACCTATCTAATCCAGTAGTCACGATCAACGCCGTTGATATGAGCGATCAGTGCACTAGCGCTGTGTTTACTCGCATGATTGAGTCGCTTGAGTCAACCGCATTTGGTCAGACCAATCGCTCATACGTTGGCGGTTTAGAAAACAGCACACTGACCGTGACGATGTACAACTCATTTGCTGCATCAGAAACTTACGCCACACTCAAGGCTCTCGTTGGCACGCAAGTCACTGTCAAGGTCAAGCCAACATCGGCTGCCACATCAGCAACTAATCCAGAGTCAACACTTACCGCCTCATACATGGAGTCATTGCCAATTGTCAACGGTCAACTTGGCGCGCTCGACACCATTGACATCACCTTTACTGGTGGCGCATACTCAGTAGCAGTCGCTTAACTAATTCTCGCCGGCAACGGCCCGACACGAAAGAGGCAAGATGCAATTAAGACTTAAAGCCACGTTTAACGATGGCACAATTAATGAGGTTGTAACCAATCTCTCAACGGTTGTTGCATGGGAACGCAAGTACAAGCGCAAAGCGTCAGAGATGGCACAAGGTATTGGTGTCGAGGATTTGGCGTACTTGTGTTACGAGGCAACCCGTGCATCCGGTACTACCGTGCCCGGCTCTCTTGATCAATTCATCGCCACACTCTTGAGCATTGATGTCTTGGAGACACAAGACCCAAAAGCGGTCACGGCTCAGTAAGGCGCGCGCTGGCAGAGATCGTTGTTGCCACCGGTTACTGGCCGTCAGAGATTACATTTGAGGCAGATGATATGAACGCCGTAATTGAGATACTTAACAAGCAACGTGGCAGCCGCTAATGGCCGCCACACCAGTGCACGCGGTCAACATCACTGGCGTACAACAAACACTAAAAGCACTTAACTCATTTGATAACCGTTATCGCCGCCAAGTAACTAAAGACATTAAAAACGCTGGCGATCAGATCATTAATGAGGCTCGATCAATGGTCGCACATTTTGATAACTCGCTAATGAACGGTGCACCGCTATCTGGCATGGTGCGAGGCCGTGAGAAAAATTGGAAAACGAGCGCAGTGCAGGCAGGGTTTAAGGTCAAGGTTGGTGTGCGCGCAAGCAAAGAGCGCTACGTCAACTACCAGCGCGGTGGCATCCCTAGTGGGCCTAAAGGTCGAGGCACAACAGGCACATATACAGAGCAAGTTGCCTACGGCTCAAAGCCATACCAGTTGATGGTTGTGCAACAGGCTGATGCGGCTGGTGCGATCTACGATCATGCAGGCCGCCAAACTAATAGCACGTTTGTGACCAATCTTGATACTGAGGTAGGGCCAGAACCACGCGCAATAGACGTTGCCATAGAACGCAATAAAGAGGCAGTCATAGACAAAGTGCGTCAAATAGTACAGACTGTAGAAAACCTAATTAGCAGAGACATCGAGGCGCAAAGTGGCAATTAACATCCCAATCATCTCAAGCCTTGATAGCAAAGGATTTGAGAAAGCCATCTTGCAAATTAAAACGCTGGAAACCACCAGCGAAAAAGCAGGGTTTATTGCAGGCAAAGCATTTTTGCCAGCCGTTGCCGCAATGGGTGCACTCACAGTTGCAGCCGGCTACAGCGTTAAGGCAGCCGTTGAGGATGAGGCAGCACAAGCACAACTTGCGCGCGCACTTGTCAACGTCACAGGCGCTACCGATGCACAGATTGCCTCAGTAGAGAAACAGATCAGTGCGATGCAAATGGCAACTGGTGTTGCCGATGACGAATTAAGGCCAGCGTTTGCATCATTGCTACGAGGCACAAACAACGTGGCAATGGCAACAGACGCACTCAGCCTTGCAATGGATATCTCAGCCGGCACAGGTCAAGATTTGGCTGGTGTTTCAGACGCGCTTGCTAAAGCGTATGGCGGCAACTTTAAGGCTCTTAAACAATTGTCACCAGAGATTTACGGGATGATTAAAGATGGTGCATCGCTTGATGATGTCATGGCGGCGTTGGCTGGCACGTTTGGTGGCTCGGCTGCAACGGCCGCAGGTACTGCACAAGGACAATTTAAGCGGCTTAACGTGGCGCTCGATGAGGCTAAAGAGTCAATTGGTAAAGCGCTCTTGCCAGCGATCACAGCGGTGTTGCCATACCTGATTACATTTGGTAATTGGGCAGCCGATCACACAGGCATCTTGTTAGGTGTTGGCACAGCCATTGCCGCAATCTCTACCGCGCTTATTGCGTTTAAGGTTGCACAAGTAGTTGCTAACACCGTCACGGTCATAACTACAGCACTCAACTGGTCGCTTGCTGCCAGCGCTGCCGCTGCCAATACCGCACTTACTCTTGGCGTAGGTGCAGCCGCTATTGCTGCCGGTCTTGTTGTGGCGGCTGGTGCGTTTCTTGTTTACAAGAACGCCACTAAGTCTGCCACTGAGGAAACAGGCAAGTTTAAGGAACAACTAGGGCCGATGCTTGGGCCAGAGTTGACTAACACTTACGACAAAGCCGTTAAGACTGGTGGCGCTGTAGATGACATGGCAGCCAAAGTCAAAAAAGCATCAGACGCATTAAAGACTTACATGGTGACAGCACTTAAAGATGCACAAAGCGCGCTAGAGGATGCACAAGGCGCGTTTAACGATTTTGCCACCAGCGTTTCAGATGGTCTCAAAGACGCGTTTAGTTTTAAGGATGCTAAAGACGCAGGCGATGAAACAGGCAAAGGTTTCTTGGATGGTTTGCGCGCACAAGTTAAAGGCATCCAAACATACAGCAAAGATGTCAGCACGTTGCTCACGCTTGGCCTATCACAAGACGCATTGCAAGCGGTACTCGATGCCGGCGGTGAGTCTGGTGCAGCCATCGCAGCCGAGTTAATTAAGGGTGGCTCTACAGCAATTCTAGAAACCAACGCGCTAGTTGAGTCAAGCAAAGTCGCTGCCGCAATCATCGGCCAACAGGCTGCCAAACAGTGGTATGGCGCTGGCGTGTCTAACGCGCAATCATATTTGCAAGGTGTTGAGGCGGCGTTTGATGAGGCACAAAAACGGCTTGCCAAAAAAGGTCTCAAGATCGCAGACATCAAAGGCATCTCAGCATCGTTCAGTGAGTCGCTTGCTGGCCCATCAGTAACACCAATCAACATGGCTCGACCAGAGCAAGGTGGTGGCATACCGGGTGGCGGCGTAGTCATCAACGTAAGCGGTGTAATGACCAACGCGCAGACAGGGCAAGCGGTCTTAGATAGTCTGACCCAATACACGCAGGTGTACGGCCCACTTAACTTGGCGATTAGGTAATGACTGGTGCAGCCGTCATCTCAGGTGGCGATTACCTACTAGAACTGTCAACAGGTTACGACTCATCAGCGTTTTATTTGGATGACTCAACGCTCAACGGCACTGCCGTGCTAGACGGCGATGGCACGGATTACGTTGACATCTCAAACCTTGTACAAGATATAACAATTAGTCGAGGGCGTAAACGGCCGCGCGATGTGTTCGGGCCGGGACAAATGGCGGTGTCAATAAACATACCTAAAACAAACCGTAACTTAGACCCGTTTAACACCAGTAGCCCGTATTACAACACGCTTACAGAGCAACCCGGATTAGCGCCATTACGAGACATCAGATTAAGCCGTAACGGTGATCGCCTATTTACAGGCAAGATCACCACGTTTAATCAGCAATACACAATGGATGGTTTAACCCAATATGCGGTATTTGCTGCCGATGATATCTATACCCTGTCACAAGGTTTCTTGCCCGAAACCGCCACCAGCGCCCAAACCTCATCAGCGCGCATTACAGCCGTTTTAACGGCCGCAAACTACACAGGCACTACATCGCTTACAGCCTCACCTACAGCCACGCTAGGCGCTTACACAATCGCTAGTGGCACAAACGTAAACGCCTACCTCAACCGCATCCAAGAGGCTGAACAAGGCCGCATCTTTTGCAGCCGCACAAACGTGCTCACCGCACAGGCTCGCACCGGCACAACGCTCTCAACACCTATCGCCACGTTTACAGACACAGGTGCAGGCTCAGATTATGACGTACTACAGGTGGAGTTTGACCAATCACCAGTAATTAACAATGCCAACGTGACTATTGAGGTTGGCGGAACATTACAAAACGCTAAAGATAGTTCATCGATCAGCCAATATTTTACACAAACACAAGCAATCACAGACAGCCTTTTAAGCACAGATGGGCAGGCTGCCACGCTTGCCAGTTACCTACTTGTGCCATTACCGTTGCCACGTTTCACCAGCATCTCCACCAGTTTTATTACTCTCACAGACCCACAAAAAACCGCGCTAACTAAAACGGAGATTGGTGACACGGTTACAGCAGTAAAAACCTTTACATCTGGCACACCATTAGCCATTACTCAAGACCTATCGGTAGAGGGTATAGAGCACCGCATCAATGTCTCTACCGGGCATCGAGTCACGATCTACAC